AGGATTTCAGGCTTGTTTCTTATGGGCTGCAAATCCAGAAACAGGAATGATGTATCTTGTAGATATAGAGAATGAACAAGGTGGAGGTGTTATACAAGCTCGTAAGTCTATAAAAAAATGGCACGAGAAGTATGGACTTGCACACTGGGTTATAGAAGAGAATGGTTTTCAGAAAGCAATTAGACAAGATACAGAATTAAAAGATTACTGTGGCAGGATGGGTATACATCTAGAAGGACATCAGACACAGAAAAACAAATATGACCCAATTTATGGTGTTGGAAGTATGCAACAATTGTTTGAACAAAATCTAATAAATCTCCCTTATGGTGATACAGAAAGCGAAACAAAGAGTAATATATATCGTAGGCAACTAATTTATTTTTCAAGTGCTGCTAGTAAAGCTAGTAAAGCAAGAAGTTATAAATCAGATGTCGTAATGGCTAGTTGGTTTCCAATGAAAGTTATAAGAAGACTTGGAAAAGAACGATTAGCTGAAGTAGGATTAGATTATGAACCTAGTTTTGGAGAATGGGATATTACAGATATGAACGAAAGCCCTTGGGGATAGAATGACACCAGAGCAATTACAACACGCGATAACTAATTTGCATTTTGACAATCAAGCTGCTTACAGCACTAGAGGTCGTATTCGTGCAATTATGAATGGTGGACCTGATGGTATTCAGGCTCTACTAGGTGATAACCTAAAAGGTTTCCAAGACTGGCAAGTACCAGTACCAAACCTTATGATGTCAGGACTAGAACACTTGGCACAAAAAATTGGTCGTATTCCTAACTTAAAAGTAGATGTACCTAATGGTAAAGACTCCGATAGAGCAAGACAGAAAGCTGAAAAGGTTGGAAGGATTGTTAATGCGTATGATGAGGTACAAAAACTAGATTTACAAATGCCACAAGTTGGTAGATGGCTACCAGGTTATGGTTTCTCTGTATGGGTAATTAGAGAAAAGAAAGATGCCAATGGTACACCTTATCCTTGTGCAGAACTTCGTGACCCATACAACTGTTTCCCAGGTTACTTTGGTGCAGACCAACAACCTAAAGATATGGCTATTGTTCGTAGAGTTCCTAAAGATGCGTTAGCAAGAACATATCCTAAGTTTGCAGACAAGATTATGTCTAACGATACATACAACACAGAATTTATGGGTGTAGGTAATGCGTATGCTTCTGCTTACACTGACCAGTACAATGGCTCTTGGGCTAACAGTAATGGTGATGGCGACTTAATAGCAGAGTATTACAACCTAGAAGGAACTTATATTTTCCATATGACCTCTGCAACTATTCTTGACTTCATACCTAACCCACTTGATAGTGGACCAGCATTTGTTATTGGTAAGAAATTTGCCTTTGACAGATTGCAAGGACAGTATGACCAAATCATAGGACTTATGGCTTCTATGGCAAAGATTAATGTGATGTCAATAATAGCAATGGAAGATGCAGTGTTTACAGAAACAAACATTTCTGGAGAGATAGAGTCAGGACAATATCGTAAAGGTAGATTCGCTGTTAACTATTTAGCTCCAGGTACACAAGTAAGCAAACCAGCATCTAATGTTCCTTATCAGATTTTCCAACAGATAGATAGAATAGAACGACAACTTCGTGTTGGTGGTTCTTATCCTACAACTGATGATTCACAGTCTCCATTAAGTTTTGCAACTGGTAGAGGACTTGAAGAGTTAGGTGCATCTATGTCACTTATGATTAGAGAGTATCACACAGTAATGTCTGATGCTATAGAGATGATTGACACAAAGAGATTAGAGTGGGATGCAAAGATGTATGGTGGTAAGTCTAAATCACTATCTGGTTATATGGACAATACTTTTTATTCAGAAACTTATGACCCAGGTAAAGATATAACTTCTTATAAAACACGAAGAGTGTATGGAGCTATGGCTGGTTATGATGAACCACAGAAGATAGTGACAGGATTACAGTTACTACAAGCTGGTATTATTGACAGACAAACACTACAAGAGAACCTTGATGGTTTAGATAACCTTGTTAGAGTTAACGATAGAATTACAAAAGAAAAAGCAGACAGTGTATTGTTTGATACATTGTTAGCACAAGCCCAACAGGGCGACCCTAAAGCAACTATGGCTGTTGTGCAGATAAGAAAGAATCCAGATGATATGCAAAATATCTTAGATAAGTTCTTTACAGCAGAAGAGCCAGAGATACCACAACCAGAACAAGAATTACTTGGACAAGGTTTACCAGAAGGAGGTGCCTTGCCACCACAAGGTCCTCCACCTGGTATAGCACAAGTACTACAAGGTTTAGGTGGGTAATGTCTATAAATAAAAAATTTGAAGAAATAGTAGATTTCTGCTTAGTTGATGTAGATGAATTAGGTGATGACATAATCTTAGAAGAAGATGTATTTAAACCTAAAGGTAAAATGTATATAGACCAACTACCACCAATGGTTTTTCCATTTGGTTATATGGTCATTAGTTCTGCATTCCAATTTTTTGAAGAGGAGGAAGAGTAATGGTTAGAATGAAAAAAATTAGAAACAATTATCTTACTGATAATTTAGGAAGAAATCCTGGAGGTATGGTTTCTGGTCTTACTGCAGGTACTACTTATGGTGAAGGTGTTGACATAAAAAAACAAGTAGAAGCAACTGGTGGTTTGCCAGATGCGTCAATAGCTAAAACAAAAATACCTGTACCTACAAGAGGTCAATCTGATATAGAGGCATTTGGACCAACTAAATTTAAAGATGAAACAGTCACTGCTGGTATGTCAATAGGTCCTGGTCCTGGTCCAACACCAGCTACTAAATTTAACTTTAACGATTTTGCTTACGAGTCTTGGCTAGAATCGGGAGATGATTCATTACTTGCATATATAATTTGATATGGGAATTGGCTTATATTCAGAAGATATAGTAAACGATTTACTAAAGGTAAAGAAAAAAGTTACTCCAGAAGTTGCTAAACAGTTTTCTAGTTTAAATCAAAAAGCATACAATGTACCTGGTCCAATGCTTAGAACTGCAGCTGAACAAAATATAGATAATGATTTTTTTGACCAGATACAACAAAGAGTAAATGAAAGAGACCAAGGTACTTGGAGTAAATTAAAAAGTGCAACTTACCAAAACATAGGTGTAACTACTGATGTAGGTGTACCAACCCTTCTTCTAAAAGCTGTAGGTAGTGGTTTTTTATGGGCTTGGGAAAATACAATACCTAGAGCAGCTAGAGCTGCAGAGCTTTTACAATCTGACAGGGCTGCAAACTTAAAAGAAGCTTGGAATGAAGCAGATGTAGATGACCCTCTTTCAAGATATGTTACAGCAAGAAAAGAAGGTAGAAGTGTAGATATTGGTGACGGTTTTTTGTCTGTTCGTTCTGACCCTGAAGAGACAGCAACATATCAACAACTTATTGATGAAGGCGTAGTACCAGATGTAGCTAGAGCTATAGCTTTGCAACAACTAGGTAAACCAATATTTGAAGAATATATTGAAGAAGCTGAAAACAAAATACAATTTACTGGAGCTAGAGCAGAAGCATTACGGGCAAGAGGTGTTGTTCCTACTGTAACTCCAGGTAGATTTTTATTTAAACCATTCGAGTTTATAGCTAGTCCACAAACTGAAGCATATGATTTTATGACAGGTGTTGTTGATTTAGCACTTAACTGGTATGCTGACCCAGCTAACAGAGTCCTTAAAGGAGTATCTGCTGTTTCAGCAAGAAGAAGTATTAAACCAATAATAAAAGATGGTAAGTTTGGTTTAGGAGAGCAAAAATCATTTGCTGCTTTAACTACTGAACAAACTGACAATATGGGATTTTTAGAAAAAGGATTGCAAAAAGTTGCAAAACAAAAATCCGTAGAAGATTATTTAGCTAGTGAAGAAATGATACCTTTCTTAACTTGGATGTTTGACAATAGAAAAAATCCAGCAACTATATTAGAACAATCTAATTTTAGTTTGACTAGATTATCAGAAGCAGGTACAGGATATGGTTCAAAACAATTTACAGATTTTTATAAAAAATTATCAGTTATAGATAAACGTGGTAAGTTAACTGACCCAATAGCTAAGGCTGACGCAGTAAGAAAACTACTTAAACCTAATATTTTAGCTGCAGCAACTGATATGGCAGTACCCTCAGTAAAAAAAGTTGGTAGGTTTAGAAAAGTAATGAGTGATACATTTGGAAAACAAAGCAGTTTCGGTTTTGACGGACAAAGACAATTTGGTCAAGTGTACGACAACACACAACTTGATGTTAATAACCTAGATTATCTTATGACTAACTATGTAAAGTATATGAGTTTTTCTGGTGTAGAAGAAAATGTAAGAAATGCAAGAGTTAATAATTTACTTGATGGTATTTCAAAAATTGGTGACAATCAATTAGCTAGAGCTAACTTTGTTGCAGGTTCAATCAAAAGTGATTTACTGAAACAAAGAGATTGGAAACTTAAACAATTAAAAGCAAAAGGTATCTCCTCTGCAGAAACAGAAAAATATGTAGAGTTATCAACAAAAGCTTCAGCAGGATATTTAGAAGATGCTCAAGATATAGGAAGATACTATGGAAGTATGGATGTCTCTATGCCAGTGTCTTTTAAAAAAGAATTTATAAAATATCAAACAGAAACACT